AATAAGTTTGTATAATAATGTAAAATAGTTCTGGATACATTTATATTTTTTATAAGAATAAATAATAAAATTTTTAAACTATATACTTCAGAACCAATTTAAAATAAGTTTAAAAAAAAACCAATTATAAATTGGGTATTATTAAAGAGAACGTGAACTTAGTTTGGCTCGCGACTTCTCACTTGGCATGAGTTGCACGAAATCATGCCACTCTATGACTTTTAGCAAATTATCCCAATGTGAACTCTTGCTATAGATTGTGTCATACGTGAGGAGTTCCTTCAACTCAGTCCAGGGTTTACTTTCCCTATAGCGTTGTCGCTTACCCGCAATATCGGTTAATTTTTCCAACCAAAAAGCAATCAAAGCGCCATGAGCTTGGTCCAATCGCTCATACATCTCCCTCAAGTACCAATCCTCAACATTTATATTATATGGATTATTTTCTTCGCTATCATCTTCGTAGATGTCATATTTATCGTATCTGGCATCCCTGATACCATCTTCGAAATCCCAACTCATATCCACACACTTTTGCGAGTGTAACTGCATGCGAGTTGTCTTCCCGTTAGTCGGCTTCCCGCGAGTTGTCTTCCCGTTAGTCGGCTTCCCGCGAGTTGTCTTCCCGTTAGTCGGCTTCCCGCGAGTTGGCTTGTGAGATGTATACATTTTTTAGATGTTTTATGTGTAATTTGTAAACATCATATAATAATATTTTATAAACAATTTTATTTAGTTTTTACTTTTTTTGCTGTTTTTTCTATATTTTTAAATAAATAATAAACTATATACTCCAGAACTGGTTTAAAAAAAGTAATGGATGAATATAGTAAATGTAGTAATAAAAACTGTAAAACTATACAGAAGAAATATTTTAATATTTACTATAAATTAGGTAAATTACAAAATCAGGATTTAAGAAATCCCGAACGCAAATAAGTTTTGTATAAAATATGTAAAATGTTTCTGGAGTATGTATATTTTTTATTAATTATGTTTTATTATTTTTTTATATTTATGTAAAAGTTTATTTTATTTATTTAAGTTAATGTTTTATTTTTTATACATTTATAAATAAAAAAGAAACAAAATTTGTAAAAAGTTATAGAAAATTGAAATAATAATACAATATGGTAAAATTTATAAAGAGTAATTTGTATTTTACATTTATTTAATAAAAATGGTAAATTCTAACTTCATGTCTAAAATTTCATTTATTCCAGAAGAAAATAAATCACTAAAAACAAATGATTTAGTTATTAAATTAAATGGTGGTAATATGCGGTATATCATATCAGAATGTGAAATAATTTATCTGAGGAAGGGTGATGAAAAAACTTGTTTGATTTTGAAAATAACAAGTAGGGAATTTATTAAAAAGTGTGAGGATTTCGAAAGATTTCTTATATTACAAAGTTCTATTAATAGTAAAAGTTGGTTTTGTGATGAATATGATACTGATGAAACGCGCGACATACTAAAACCTATAATTCGTAATTATAAAGAGCATGAACATTGTTTGTACTTCACTTTAAATAATAATGAAGTACAAAATAGTAAAGATGGTTTACTATATAAAAAATGGTTATTATATAAAAAAAAAATTATTGATGTTGTCTTGTCATTTGATAAAATTATTTTAAAACCATCTTTACAATTTTATTGTGATATTACGATAAAACAAATTATTTATCTTGGACCATGGTCTTTGAATATACATAATAAAACATCTGATATGTTTCAAGAGCACGTAATGCTTTTGCTATTATGTAATAATCGTATGTATAATAAATTAAATAATGATATTTTTATATATATATTAGAGTTTTTTCAAACATATTAAAACCTTACCCAAAAAAAACATTTTTTATAAAATATGTAAAATGTTTCTGGAGTATGTAATTAATTAGTAACTATGTTTTATTATTTTTTTAATATTTTAAAAATTGATTTAATAATAATACATTATAATATAATATTATATTACAAAAAATATAAAAATGGATATAACTGAAGAGATTTTAATTAAAACAGATCCAGCATTAAAAAAGCGAAAATATCAAAGAGAAGCTATATTAAAGATATTTCCACATTCAAAATGTTTGGTAAAAATGTTTTGTGGAACTGGAAAATCTCGCATAATTTCTAATATTACTATACATGAAAAAAAAAATTTAAATATTATTGTATTTCCATCATTGTCTTTGATTAATCAATTTACTAATGATTATATTTTTGGAAAAGAATATAAAAAACATTTTACAAACTATAAAACACTTAACATTTCAACGGAACAATTATGTAATATTAAAAGCACAACTGACGAAACAGATATAAAAGAATTTTTAAAAAATAAAGAATCTAAAATTGTATTAATTACTTATCAAAGTTATCACGTATTAATAAAATGTTTAGATGATATTAAGAATATTAAAAATGGGTTAGTTTGTTATGATGAAGCGCATCACGTTGTATCTCCTGAATATAAAAAACTTATATTTGAAAAAAAAATAGAATATTTTGAAAAAGAAGTATATTTTACTGCAACACCTAAAAATGAAAATAATGTAATAATGTTTGATAGAGATGAACCACAAAAAAATATGTGTGGTGTAGTAGCATATGAATATACCTATTTACAAGGTTTATATGATGAATTTTTAAATGCATTTGATGTATGTATAGATATGTATACTGAAAATACTAATATTTCTATATATGAAGCAATTTCTAGAGCAATATTAGAACGAGAAACTAATCGTGTATTATCATTTCACGCTGGTGTTAATGGTGAAAGCAATACAAATGTTAAAAAATTTGTAAAACCTGATGAATTTATAAAAGCATTTCACAAAGTTCAAGAAAATGAATTTCCTAATAAAAAAGATTATTATAAAAAATTTACATTTAAAGGTATTGATGGTAAAACACCATCTGGTGAACGTAAAAGTATGTTAAATGCTTTAGATAAAACATCAAAAAATGAGATTTATATTATTAGTTCATGTGAAACTATCGGAGAAGGTATAGACACTAAAAAAGCGAATATGTGTGTGTTTGCAGATCCAAAAACATCAATTACAAAAATTATTCAAAATATTGGACGTATTGTGAGACCAAATAAAGATTCACCAGTATCTACTATTTTAATCCCTTGTTTTATAAATATGGAAAATTATATAGAAGCTAATGGTGATGAAAAGAAGCAAGATGAACTTATTCGTTCTCAAATGAGAGATGTTAATGGTGATTATGCTTCTATATTAAATGTACTAGGCGCTTTAAAACAAGAAGACCCTGATTTATATGATATGTGTTTAAATTATCCAAATCGTATATTAAAAGAAGAATCATTGGAAGAACAAGGTTTTATGATTGATGATGGTGATGAATATACGGAAACATATACAACAATTGAAGTTGAAGACATGAAAAATACTAAAAAAATCCCAATTGAAATTCATACTAATGAAACTATTGAGCGATTTAATGAAGAGAATAAAGAAAAGATGATACGTTTATATTATGATGAAGAAGAAAAATTATATAGTCCAATTGTATGTATAGAAAATGAAGATGATGAAGATGATGAAGATGATGAAGATAATGATGAAGATGAAGATGAAAATGGTGACCGTAAAATTATTCAACTACCTAAAAAGAAACCCCGAATAAATTTATCTATACGTCAAAATGATGATATTCAAATGTTATGGAAAGTAAAAGATTCATTAGATTTTAATAAAAAATTTTGTTCTGTTATAATTGATTGTGAGGTTTCGTATGGAATTGAAAAGTGGATTAATACATTAGAAAAATTAAAATTATATATTGATGAAAATCAAAAACGTCCAAATAAACGTGAGAAAGACCCTATTGTAAAAAAAATAGGTATATGGATAGGAACTCAAAAGAAAAATTATCATATTGATATAAACCTATCTAAACAAATTATGAAAACACCAGGTATACATAAATTATGGACTGAACTGTTACAAGATAAAAAATATAAGGAATATTTAGTACTAGACCCTATTACTGATTGGAAAGAAAAATGTAAGAAATTGATACAATATATTGATGAAAATAAAAAACGTCCTATAAATGAAGATAAAGACCCTGTCGTAAAAACATTAGGAAAATGGGTATCACATCAAAAAAAGAATTATAATATTGATATAAATCAATCTAAAGAAATTATGAAGAAACCTGAAATTCATAAATTATGGACTGAATTATTACAAGATAAAAAGTATAAAGAATATTTAGTATTAGACTCAATTGGTGATTGGAAAGAAAAATACAATAAAGTAAAATTATATATGGATAAAAATAAAAAAACCCCAGGTAGTACTGATAAAGATCTTGAAATAAAAAAATTAGGGTCTTGGATAGGAACTCAAAAACAACAATATCATATTGATATAGAACAATCTAAAAATATTACGAAAACTCCAGAACTACATAAATTATGGACTGAACTTTTACAAGAGAAAAAGTATGGTAAATATTTAGACTCAATTATTGATTGGAAAGGGAAATATATTAAATTAAAATTATATATTGATGAAAATAAAAAAACTCCTAAACAAAATGACAAAGACCCTGTCGTAAAAACATTAGGAAAATGGGTATTACATCAAAAAGAGAATTATAATATTGATATAAATCAATCTAAAGAAATTATGAAGAAACCAGAAATTCATAAATTATGGGCTGAACTGTTACAAGATAAAAAATATAAGGAGTATTTAGTATTAGACCCAATTGTTGATTGGAAAGAGAATTATAATAAATTAAAATTATATATTGATGAAAATAAAAAACGTCCTATAAATGAAGATAAAGACCCTGTCGTAAAAACATTAGGAAAATGGGTATCAACTCAAAAAGGGAATTATAATATTGATATAAATCAATCTAAATATATTATGACGACACAAGAAATTCATAAATTATGGACTGAATTATTACAAGATAAAAAGTATAAAGAATATTTAGTATTAGACTCAATTGGTGATTGGAAAGAAAAATATAAGAAATTGATACAATATATGGATAAAAATCAAAAAACTCCATTTCAAAAAGATAAAGACCCTGTCGTAAAAACATTAGGAAAATGGGTATCGCATCAAAAAACGAATTATAATATTGATATAAATCAATCTAAACAAATTATGACGACACTGGAAATTCATAAATTATGGACTGAACTGTTACAAGATAAAAAATATAAGGAATATTTAGTATTAGACCCAATTGGTGATTGGAAAGAGAAATATAATGAAGTAAAATTATATATGGATAAAAATCAAAAAACTCCTAAATCAAATGACAAAGACCCTGTTGTCAAAATATTAGGATATTGGGTATCAAATCAAAAAACGAATTATAATATTGATATAAATCAATCTAAATATATTATGACAACACCAGAAATTCATAAATTATGGGAAGAATTTATGATAAACTATTGTTCTTATTTTAAATCTAAAATTATTGATGAAATTGTATCTAAATTAACAACTAAAAATACAATAGTAGAAGAACCAATACAACCAAAATCTATTATAAAAAAACAAACTGCAATTACGCTACCAATAATAAATGATAATAAAGTAGAACATAAATTTCCAGAAGCTTCTATAATAGGTAATTTGCATAAAACATATCATAGAATGAAAGCAGATACTTTAAATACAAAGTTTAAAAATAATCCAGAATTGTGGAAAGAGTATCATACAATTCGTAAAGAAACATTTGCTTCATATGAACCAAAATCTATTCCTAGTAATATGATTATTTATGAATTAGAAAAAATTAAAACAAAAAGACAAAAAATTGTTGTTGATATGGGTTGTGGTGAAGCTCAAATTGCTCATCATTTTAACAATAAGAATGATAAACGATTTACATTTCATAATTATGACCATCAATCTGGTGGAGATTCAATAATTAGTGAGGTTGATATATCATCATTACCATTAGAGAATGATAGTGTAGAAATTACAATAATGTCATTAGCATTATGGGGTACAAAAGCAAATTGTATTCAATATATTAAAGAAGCATATCGTGTATTAGAAAGTGGTGGTAAATTTTATATTAGTGATAGTACTAAGAAATGGTCACCAGAATTAATAACACCTGAAAATGGAGGACTTTATTTACGTGAACTTTTAATTGAACATGGCTTTACAATTATAAATGAAACTATTGGAAAACCATTTTGTTTATTTGTATGTAATAAGATTTATTAATTATTAATAAATAAAAATAATATAATATCCAGAACCATTTTTAACAAAAACAAAAATATATATATATAGCAAAAAATGCAGTATTAATAATTATAATTTTTATTTTTATAAAAAAGTATCAAATTATAGATTTTGAATGTATAATTGATTTTTAGTAGTGAAAAAAAGTGGCACACAAGTCCCAACTACTATATAGAGATTACTGCTACTTGTGTGCCACCACCGTAAAATTAAAAATCTAATTCTATAGAATCATCAATTAAAAAAAATAACTCTCTATTATAAATATCTATAATTGAAGGTATTAAATCAATATAATATTTATTTTCTCTTTTAGATATTCTTTTTTCTCCTTCATAAAATTTTAAAGTAGTCGCAATAATATTAATTTCAAATCCATATTCACCAATTATAGTTTTAATACATTCTAAAATAGCCTTAGCACTTATTACTTTACTTTTTAATTTTGGTAAATCAAAAACTTGTCTAAAATCATTAGTTAATATAATTTTACCTATGTCTTTACTAATTTCTTTATATTTAACAGCATCTATAATATTAGGATTATCTTTTTTATTTATCTTTTTACCTTCCATAGTAAGACCAGCATCAATAGAGAATTTAAAATCATCTTCATGACATATACCAAATTTTGAAAGAATAGTTTGTATGTAAGTTATTTTCTTATTTATATTATGATGTTTAGCATTATCAGCTTTATTTACTAAATAATTAATAAATTTTTTATAATTGAGTAATTTTTTACTTTGTGTATAGTGTTTCTTAATCCATTCAATATCCATAAATTCAGGTTTAACATTCCATATTTTATATAATAAATATTTTTTAATTGACATTCCATATCCTCTTAAATCTTCAATATTGCCTAATGATTTTCTAATATTATTTGTATATTTATGATAATCTTCTTCTTTTTCAATATTCACGGCATTATTAATTTCGTCATAAATAGTATTTACAATTTTTTTATTTTTAGGATTATCTATTTTAACATATTTATAATTAGACCCTTTTTCACGTATCATATTTGTAAAAACAGTTATAAAATAATATTTATTAATCTCTTCAACTTTATTATAGCAGATTATTGAATCTAATATATTTAAGTTTCCAGAAGAATCACATAAAGCATTAAAAGAATTATTTTTAACTTCTTCATAAGTGTAAGGAAAATTAAATTCAGTGAATGCTACACCATTATTAAATACATTTATAATATTAGATTTATAGTTTCTAACACGATGTATCATTTGCATAAGTGCTCTAGGACTTGCTGTTTTATCTGAAATAATAATATAACATTTATCAAACCATTCTATGTTAAAATCGCAACCTGCTTCTATTGTAGAAGTGTAAATTAAAAGTCTTGCAGATTTCCAATATTCATTTATATTAATTAATTGTTTTTTATCATTTTGAAGACTATTATGTATAATAGTTTTATAAATATCTTTATAATTTTTATAATAGTCCTCGCTATCTTTTTGTGTCAATGATATTATAACAATATTAAGATTTTCTTCTAAATCATTAGAAATATGTGCGTCAAAAGTAGTTCTATTATTTGTAAATACAAAATCTTTTGGTGGATGTCTATATATATTTTCAATTACAATAGGTTTAACCATACTAACAGAATTAGATATGCTAGATAAAAAAGTATAACTCCTATCACTAAAATCACCATCAAGTGCTATAATTTTATCAGTATTATCACATAAAGTTTTTAATATATTATAAATATTTTGTGTATTTAATTGAGAAAATGATAAATGATTTAATAATGATTCGCATTCATCTAAAGCAATGATATCATATTTTAAATCTGGTATATTATTTATATAATCTTGTAATTGACTATTAATAAAATTATTATTAATAAAGTTAGTTATTGGTGTTTTATTAAGTTTATGTAGACTATCTAATTGAATAATAAGTTTATCACATTGAGAAAAGTCCCCTTTAATATCTTGATAATGTGTAAAGTTAGGGAATGATTTTAATAGTGAATATGATAATGTTACACGTGATGTAATAAATAATATTCTTTTATCTTTATAATATTCATCAAATAATTTAGATAACATACATGTTTTCCCGCTACCGTAAGGTGACTTAATAGCTATTATTTTATTATCAATATGATATTTAGCAATAGTATCATAATTTAAAAATTGAGAATCTATTATAATAGGTTCAAAGAAATTAGATAATAGACCAATATGTTCAAATTTAATAGTATTAAAGAGTTTAGGATTATTATTGCGAGCCATATAAAATAGTCCTATTACATCAAAAGTATAATCGTATTTAATAGTATTCCATTTACTTAGATACTCTTCATATGGTGTATTTTCATATTCTTTAATTAATTTAGAATATTTAATAAATACTTCTAGAGCATGTATAGTAGAATTAATATGTTTAATAAAGAAAGCAATAATAAACCATTCATTATAATTACTAAAATGTTTAGGTTTTAAACAAGATAATAATGTATCCAGAATAGTAATTGATATTAAGGTAGTATTTGGAAAATTTTCTTCTGTATTATTATCACTATCACTAATAGTTGTTTGTAATGTAGTATTATTATTTTTACTAATTTTATTATTCTTCACTTGTAATAGTTCATATAATTTATGAATTAAATCTTTAGGCATTGGAACAATATCTTCATGTGTAACATTTTCATATTTAATTGGTATTTTATTTATATAATAAGTACCATAATATATACAACCATTAGTAGATTTAATATCGAATCCAGATTCATAAGGGTCATTAATATATTTATAAGCCTTACACTTTGGAAAATCATCAGTATATTTAAATATAAAATGATAACCTTTGCGAGTTTTATTATAAAATTTACAGGAATCAATACACATTTTTACAAGTTGTTGGTTAGTTTTATTTTCTAAACCATCTATATCTAAAGCAAAAATATTTGAGTTCTTACCTGTAATTTGTATTAATGCATTTTTTGTTTTATTATATTTAGATTGTTTATAAGTAGTATTCTGCCATTTAAGTGGGTGAAAACATACTTTTTTATTTGTTATAGGGTCAAATGTTAGAATAACACTTTGATGTGCTATTCTAAATTTATTTAATATTGTAATATATGAATCCATAGTGGGTTAGTGTTCTTATATATGATTATAACTTAATATTATAATATATTTTTATTTTTAAATATAAAATAATTTAAATATAAAAAAACAATATTATATAATTATAGTAAAACAAATAATATTTGAAAAATGGAAACTCAAAATATTGTAAATCCTATACAACAAATTATAATAATAAACAAAACACCAGAATATACAAAACGAGCACAGAGAGCACATTATAATAGAAATAAAGATAATGAAGAATATATGAATAAAAAATTAGAACAGTCTAAAAAATGGCGTGAAGAAAATAAAGATGCTTATAATGAACGTCAAAAACTAATTATGCGTGAACGAAGAGCAAAGAAAAAAATAGCAAAAGCAGAAGAAGCAGAAAGACTTCTAAATGAAAATTTAAATATTACATAAATATAAAATTGATATAAAAATAATATAAAAATAAAATATATTAATAATATATATAAAATAATAATAATAAAAATGGAAATAATTAAAAAATTTGAAGAATAACTAATAAAAGAAAAATTAAAACCAAAAACTATTAAAAATTACATTAGTGACTTAAATACTGTTCTAGATATATTTGATTATACTATTAATTTTCTTAATAAACCACAAGAAACTATAAAAATACTAAAAGAGCAGTATCCAAATGTAAAAACACTAGCAACTAAGATAAATATTATTATTATGCTTTTAAAATTAAATTATAAAGATAATGAAGAATTACAAAAATGTAATAAAGAGTATTTAGTTTTTAGAAATCAATTGAAAAATGAAAATGAAGAATATTATAAACAAAAAATTGCGAATCCAAAGCAAATAGAACAAGCAATGACACAAGAAGATATAGAAAAAATAAAAAGCGTTTTATTATCAAGGATTAAGTATGCAACTAAGAATAGAGTAAATATAATTAACATTAGAAATTACTTATTTTTTGCATTTATAACATTTTTACACTCTAGAACTGATTTTATAAAATCTAAATTAGTTCTAGACAAACCAAAAAATAAATATGATAAAGATACTAATTATATAGTTCTTAATAAAAGCGAGTTGAGTATAAAATACTTACAAAATGACTATAAAACAGCAAAAACTTATGGGTCAAAAAGTCATGATATAA